TCTCTATTTATTTCTGTAGGCCCACCCATAAAATCACCAAAGGTTCCAGCTTCTTTTGGATCAGCAATTGTAATACCTTCTGCAAGTCCTGCACCTAAAGATCCCTGTGCAAATCTTCTAGTTTTCTCTCCTGTGCTTAAATATCTGCCAGCTTGTTTTGCAGCGATGGTTGCTTTACCCAAACCACTTGCTGCTTTAAATGCAAGACCACCAGGCACACCAATATTAACTATAAGTTCTGTAATCTTACCAATACCCGTTGAGGCTGCTGCTTCATCGAATGGATTAATCTTATCGAAGTATGCTTCGACTGCTTCTACTCTATCTTTGTCTACACCTAAATCTAATAACGCTGCACCGAACGTTGCAGCTCCTTCAAATGTTTTTATGATACCTGATGGTATGGCTGCTGCCATAGACAGTGCCCAGTTTGGACTATCAGTTGTTTCTAGATCTTTTGGTTGATTTGTAAAGGTTACCATTTAACCTCCTAACTAGGTCTAAAGATAGGTTTTAAAACTCCGTCTTCAAATAAAAATACATTTTTAGTTCCTTCTTCAAAAATAAAGAAACCTTCATCCTCTGGTCCTGGTTTGTAATCATTTTCTTGTCCTGTAGGTATAGTTCTAATTCCTTTTCCTTTACCATCTCCTACAGCAGCTCCTAAAATTTCTTTGATTTTACCACCAGTTAGAGTTTGTCTTGCTGATACTGCTAAGATTTGATCAGCTATTGAACCCTCTTTTAATTTAGCTCCTAATGTTAATCTAGCTATAAGTTGATCTGTTGATTCTTTAGATCTCTTACCTGCAATGTAATCGTTGATAGCTAATGCCACTGCTGTTTGATCTCCTTTTTCTATTGAAGCTTTTGCTGTCTCTGTTTTACTTGGTCCTTTTGTTGCAAATCCTGCCACATCAGCTGCTGCTGATCCTACAGTTGCACCTTCTTTTTGTGAACCTTCAAAGAATTTTAATAAGTAATCTGATACATCTCCTATTCTTGCATCTTTTAATTTTTTCTCATTAGCTTCACCTAATAATTCTTTAAACAATTCTGCGTTTTCTCTAATTAAATCTTTTGCACTCATTTCAGTTTTTATTTCGGTATTGCTCTTACTTAAATCTGGTTGATTAGCTAGCATTTTTTCTAACTCTTGATCCTTAATAGATTGAGGACTTAAATTTTCTTTTTCGATAGCTTTCATTGTAGGGACATCTACACCCATTTCTTTTGCTTTAGCTTTATCCGCATCTTCTTTTTCTTTTTGTTCTAAAAAAATCTCTTCAGTAGTTTTTAAAATATTATCTTTATCAGATCCTACTTGTACATCTTTTTTTTGATCAAGAATATTTCGACTTGTTCCTAAAAAATCTTTCGCACTACCAATATCAAATTGCATTCCTTGACCCATCGAACTATCTAAATTTATTAAATCTTTTCCAAGTGTGTCTCCAAGCATAAGGTTTCTGTATGAATAAGAACCAGGCCCGTCTACAATACCTCTTTTTGGAGTTTCTACTGCTCCACCTGCAGCGTATAATCCAGATGTAATACCTGTGCCACGGCTATCTATTACTTGACCGCCTCTAAACATAGGTCGTCTTAATATTCTACTCATTATCCAAATAATCCTAATTTACCAGCGATACCTGCTACTCCTGCTGCGCCACCTAAGAATTGTGACATAGGGCTAGCTGGTGCTCCTACTGCGCCGATACCTACGGTTTGTGTAGGAAATGCTCCTGGTTGAATCTGTGCTAGTTGTTGACCAACCAATCCTAATTGTGTGAATGGTTGGAATTGTTCTTCTTTAGCTGCGATCTGTGCTGCATCTAGTTTCGCTTGCTCTACAGCTTGTTGTTGTTGACCTAGTTGACTTTGATAAGTACCAAGTCCTTGTCTTGCCGCAAGGTCAGCTGCTGCTGCCGCCTGTGCCTGTTGAAATCCTTGTGCTAATAAATTAGCTTGTAAATTTGCTCTATTCATTTGAGCTCCTCTTGCTGCTTCTGCTGCAAGCACACCTTCTCGTCCACCACCAAAAGCGCCAGCTTGTATAGCTCTATCTCTTAACGCTGTGTCTGCTATTGCTTGTTGTCTATCAAATTCTGCTAATGTTGTATCAATAACCTCTTGTTGATACGGAGACATAAATTGTTTAAATGCATCTGGTCCAACTAAAGTTCCTAAATCAGCTGCCGCTTTTGCTGCATCTGTTTGTAATTGTGTTTGTGCTGCAACTTTAGGAGCAAATTTAGATGTGTCAATACCTGTAAATGTAGATGGTACTGCACCTTTACCTAATTTATCTATGGATTTTAAAAAGGCGGTAAGCGAACCTTCTAGTATCGGTGCTGGTTTTGTTATCGTTGTTGTTGTTGACATTATGCTCTAGCCTCCAAAGTATTCATTAAATTGTACATTCTCTTTGCACCTTTATTAACACTACCACCACCCGCTGCTCTAACTGCATCAGCAGTCATTACAAATTCATTTTTAGAAAGTCTTGCAGGTACATCATCCGCTCTTTCTTTTTCACCGATCGGTACAAATCCACCTTTTCTTAAATCCATTTCTTTACCACCAAGATCCATTAATCCACCATCTTTCATACCTGCTTTAACCATTCTTTTAAATTCTTGAAACGACATTGGTTTTGCATTTGGTCTTTGTTCCATTAAATCAAAAACATATTTATTATATTCTTCTACTAATAAAGGATCTTCTCCAGCTGCTTGCATTATTCCTTCTTTACCTTTTTCTACAGTTTCTTCTTCTACCATTTCTATAGCTTTATCTATACCACCAAATGCAAATCCTACTCTACCACCGGCTTTGTATCCTGCTGTCGCAACTGTGCTTTCTATTTCTTCATCAGTAAAGAACCCATAAGCTCTCATCGCATTTCTAATTGCATCACCTCTCGCTCCACTGTCCGCTAATGCTTCTGCTTCTGCTAATGCAGCATCTATAGCTGCTTGTTTTTCTAGTCGTCTTGCTTCTGCCTGCATCACATCACCAGTTGCTACTGCTGCTGGTACTGTTGCAGCTTTTAATCCTGCCATACTAAATGGTTTATCTATTCCAGCTGCAAAAATTTCTGATCCTTTTGCTAAACCTTCTAAACCTACATCTGCTGCTTTTGTAAGAAAATTTCTACCTGACATTACTCTATCTAATTGCATTGGACCGCCTGTTATGGCATCAGGAGCTGTTCCTAAACCAAACTTACCTTGAGTTGTCATACCTCTAAATGTATCTGCTGCCCCTGGTGCAGTCATTGCACCTGACAACGCTCCGAGTCCTGCTGATAATAAATTAACATCACCTTCGCTACCTTCTTGTGAAAGTTGTCCAGCAATATTTAAACCACCACCTAATAAAGCTCTAGCTGCCATTTGTTGCGCTGCTTGTGTTTTAAATAATCCTGATGCAAATCCAGTTCCAAATCCAGCAGGCATCATAAATGGAGCAAACGCTGCTACATAGGGTAATGCTGGTTTGATTTCATTAGGTATGACTTTATCTAATACCTTTGCAACTGGTTTGAATATTTTCTTAAGTAGTCCCATAGTTTCTCTTTATATTGTCAATATTGAAGCAAGTTCGCAAAGCTTGTAAAAAGGCGAGTGTAGTACAATTTACTAGGTTTTTATACATTCGTCAACGATCCTATAAGTTAGTTTTATTGCCTAAAGGCAAGCCCTCTATGATAACATTTACACTTCTAGATATATCATCTTGAGTCGTATCAGTTACTGGACTATTTACATCTTCTTGAGCTTCTGCATCAGATAGATACTCTCGACCTGTTTTAAGGTGTTTTAAAGTTACTTCTATTCTAGGCTTATAAACTTTAACTGTTTTGCCGTTTATTATTTTATCTTCAAAGCCTTGTTCTTGTTCTACAAATGGCATTATCTGTCCTCCCTGTTAATCTCTAGTATAGATGCTATGACGTCCACTTGTCCGCTGGTTGCTTGCACCTTTAATATCTCACTTTCTTGCATAATCAAGGGTTCACTTAACACTTGTTCTTTTTGATTAGCAGATAAATCTATGTCATTATCTATTACAAACGCTGTACCTGATGCATTGGTTAATGTAGCTTTAACAACAGCTGCACCACCATTGTCCTCAGATACTAATAAAGATTTAACGATGGCTCTAGAATTTGATGGCACTGTATACAGAGTTGTAAGATCTGTAGTTGTTAGACTTACTTTATCGTTCTTATATATATTTGCCATTAACCTAATCCTAACCAGGTAAATCTCTCCTGGTCCTCTTTCTGTTGTGTTAGATATGTTGAGTTTAATTGTTCTATTAATATAGATAACGCTCTGTTTATCTGTCTTTGATTGTCTTCACTATATTCTTTTTTAGGTTCTGGTAATCTTACCACTATTTTTGCCATTAGCCTCTCCTTCCGTCTGGTTGTAGGTCTACCTGAAACGTACCAAATCTCCAAGATTCGCCGACCCCTGTGTTTTCTATCTTAATATTTGCATATCTTCCTCTGGCTCTAGTGTCAACTTTAGTTGTGCTAGATGTAATTGTAAAAGGACTTAGAGTTGTTACACTATCAGAGTCTGATGGAAAATCTTTTATGGCTACAGTTATTAGGTTGTTACCCGTCAATACTTTAAAGTTAGGTAGGAATCTACGCATTGCAAGAAATACCTCACTCTGATCTTTTTGTAATGAAAAACTAAATGATTTTATAAAAGAAGTTAAAGCTGTTGTGCTTCCATCAGGATTAATCTGATCAGTTCCTATTTCGTGTTCAAAAAATACAGTTTGCCCTAATCCTGTCTCACCTTGAATAACAGGAAAGGTGCCTGTGCTAGAACTATTAAAAGCTGTAGCGTATGGTTTAGGATATACTAATGAGTCAATCCAAGTTGTTCTTATTGAATTTGTATTTGTACCTGTGTACCAATTACCCATAGGTAAGTTAGCATTATCTTGTCCATAATTATAAACTACATATCTATCATTAAATGTAGAACTACCTGTTGGGTACCACCAGATAACTTCGGTAAATAGATTGTTTATACCTGCACAAACCTGTTGACCTTTTGTTGTGTCAATATCATCGTAAACAAAATCTTCAACAGAACAAGGTAATGTATTAACTGTACCATCAAAAGAAAAAAATCCATTATTACCCATCCAATATGCAACACCATCAATCTCTATGGCTGCATTCTTACCTATCAATCCACAGTTTGTACCAACTTGTTCAAATCCAAATGTAAATGGTGCACCTACAAATTTCATTGCATATAATGCATTATCA